CGAAAGCGAATTCGTCCAAGAAGAGGATATTGAACGACATGCCTCGGACAGCACTTGCAGATGTAGAAGCAGCCAGAATCTTTGATCCATTTTCTAATTCTAAGGAACCTTTATTCCATGATATGATACCTTGCTGCATCCATTTCGGTAGATTCTCATATGCAGTTTGTAACCTATCTAGGAGTTCTCTTGCAGTTGCCGCTTTGTTTGCTAGGATACCAATATTTACGTTATCATTGAATACCGCATAGTGTAACAAAAATGATACCACAGTTGTAGACTTACCTGTCTGACGTGGCATCTTACAGATATTAAATCTGTTTTCATGAAATCGTTTTACAAGTTTTTCTTGAAATGGATACATCTGGAAAGGTTGTAATCCATGATCAAGAGTAACAATTTGCACATAATTTTTGGCAAAATAAACGGGATCGTCTTTACACTTAACAAATTCTAAAATTTGTTCTTGTGTAAATTCAATTGGAGTATTTGCTTTTTTTAAAAGCGGATTACCAAGATATACATCACTCATAATAAAACACCTACTTATTAGTTACAATTCCAGCGTCGAAGTGCTCTGTTAATTCTTGAATCTGGATCTCTTGCAGTTTCGGCAGAAGTCAACCTTTCTTTCATTCCTTTCATACGACGACAGAATGCAAGACGACGTTTTGCTCTTTTACCTTTTGGTTCTTTCTCTGTTACCGCAGTTTGAAGTTTTGAACCTGGATTTTCTCTACGATAAGCATTAACAGCTGCTTGACTTAATCCATCAGTTCTATCTTGACGATTAACTTTTTGCCAATCCTCATCAATCTCAACTTCTTCTCCCATAGGTTTTACATAGTTTTTATTTGCTCCTGGTTTTGCAGCACTTCCACCTTGAGGTCCTGCTTGAATTAGGGGTTGTCCTGGAGTAAACTCTGAAACCGAATGATGAACTACTCTGCCACCTGGATAAACTTTTTGAATTTCATTGTTTACTTCCTGGCGAGTTGGAAGATTTGTTTGTGGGAAAAACATTCTAATTGCATAATACTTTCCTCTCCAAGACAAAGTAATGGCAAGTATGTTACCTGTCTGTGCTTGGAGACGTGTTGCCTCATCAATTTCAATTTCTTCAGACACGGATTTCCATCCACCGCCTTTTGATTTATACCATTTTGCAGCCCATCCATTTGCATATGCACTTGGATAAACATCAAACTTTTGTTTAGCGAGTGATTTTGCTTTTGACCAAAGTGCTGGGTTTGTTGGTTTGTTTTCTTCTTCAATCTGAGATTTAAATCCCTTAATTGGATCTGGTTTGATTAAATCAATTACTTCTGCAAAAGTATTACCATCTGCATCTTCAATAGTCACGTTTTCTACTTTTACGCATGAACCTTTTTCAAATTCTGAAGTTCCTTTTTTTCTCTTATATCCAGTCCAACATTTTTCAACTACAATCTCACCTTTAATTTTATCAACTATTTTTTGCTCTTCCATTTCTCCACTATCGATATAATCTGCTGCTGTGTCGATATAGTCTGCTGCTTTAGTAATCTTTGATTGCACCCATGCTTCTAGGCTACCTTCACCCTTACCAACTTTCTTCTGAATTCTTTGTGCTGCGCTCATAAGAGTTTGGAGTTCGGAGCGAACCATTGAATACTCATGATCTCTTACAGAAACTTTATCCCATGCTTTACCGCCGTAAGAACATTCGGATCTTGTCTCTCTTTTATCACATAGAGGACAATATCTTTCTTCTTCATGTTCTTCTTTAATTTTATTAGAAACCATAATTGGTTTTTCTCCTTTTCCACTACGATTCGCCACTGGATCTTCCTTCCTCTTTCTCCTTACGGCAGCCGCAATTTTGTTTGCACCCCCCTGAGAACGTAATTGTGCTGCCTTCTTGTTTGATAGGCATTTCGGTTTTGGTTCCCCTGGTTCTCTGGCACATGGTCCTATTGCCTCTCCTTTTGTATTGTATCTTTTCCAATTACCATCAGGATGTTCTTTATCAAACCAGTTACTCAAATCCTCTTTTAATTTTGTTGGTTGTGAAAATAAATCCCAATATTTCGTTCCATAAGAACACTCTTCTCTAGATTCATTTCTTTTACACTTGGGGCAATATCTAACACCTTCTGGATTTATTGGGTAATCCCAATCATATGAAAGAGAAGAAGCCAAATTTTCTTTTACATCTTTGAACTTTTTATGTTCTTTTTTAGCAGATGCTTCCATCTTTTTCAAACGAGTGTAATAATCTGGAATTTCATCTAGATGTTGGAGTGCAATATCCATCGCAAGTTCATGATCTTTAGTATGTTCATGCTCAATGGGTTCACCCATATCAAGTTGCTTTTGAATAAAAGACACGTCAAGACGATGCTTTCTAGCAATCTGCTCAACTGTTTTATGTGTCTTTAACTTAGGCATCACTTAACTGGATTTGATTTAGTTTCCTCACCTTTTGCTCTTTTTCTTCTTCCCGCACAATGAGCGCGTTGAGAAAACCCTTTGGGGTTAGAACAATCAATACTCTTTTTATATTTATTAGTCCAGTCTTCTTGAAACTGTTTAAACGTTTTCATCAGTGCCTTGAGATTGTTGTTTTAATAATTTAGCTAATTCGGCAGTTGACCCAACAAAAAGAGCGTTGGTGACGTTAGTAGGACCTTTTGCTTGTTTTTCCTCTTCAACGTCTTTCAATTTCTTTTGCAAATCCATTAACTTGTCAGTAGCATCTGCAACATTTTTGATTAATTGCCCAGCAACTTCATAAGCTCTGGGCATTTCACTTTCTTGTGCTAATTCTAAAATACCATTAATAGCTTCTTGTCCTTTTTCAATTAAGGCATATAAATTACCCCTTGTATACTCATAGTCTTTTTTAATATCATTATTATTTTGGTTTACTCCCTCAGTAATCTTTTCAATAGAATTTTTGTCATTATCTTCACAAGAAACTATTTCAGTTTCTACATTGAAAGCATTTTCGAGTCCATCAAATTTTTTTGTCATTATTATTTTTATACAGAAGTTCCACTAAATCCAAAATCATCACCATCTTCAATAAGTAGATTATCTGCAGTAGTTATTGATTTTACAGGAGCACCAGCCAAGTGGGAAGTAATTGTTGTGTCATCTTTTCCTCTTTCCACGGTAATCTGTGTTCCACTTACCAATAATACCTTAACCTCTTCACCTTCAATGTCTAAGTAATCACCTTTAGAAATGGAAGAAGCATCATTAACTTTGAGTAAGGTTTGTTCGGTTGTTATATCACTAGAAAGATTCGTAAGAATAGTACCAGTATAGTTTTTGATTGCTCTCGGTTGTGCAGAGTAAACAATTTCTCTTGTTGGGGAATTTGTAGTATCTCCAGTAATATAACTGACGGTTGTTTTTTTGATAATATCTTTTGTTGCAGAAGATACTGGTCCGAACAGATATGTCTTTACTGTAAATCTTAAGGTATAAATTAAAACTCTTCTTGTTGTAAAATTTCCTTCATAGTCATCTTGCATAGTAATACTATCCAAAACAACTGGAACATCACGCTTCTCGTTGATAGAATCTATCAACTTTATTGTCATATTGTAGGATGGTTGAAAATATGGTATTATTTGCTCTACAATTTGAAGAGCATCATCATTTAACTTTGACATGATGCTCAGTTCAAATGACATATTATAAGGAACTGGTAAATATGCCTTTTTGATTTCTGAACCGTCAGAAACAGACTTGGATGTGAATGTTTGAGTTGTTGTTGCTTTACGAGATGAATCGTAGGTTAGACCGACAAATTCAAATGACATTCTTGGTAATGTCATAGCAATCGACTTATTTAAATCTGGTGATTGCTCTATTCTCGCAAGAAATTTTTGTGTTGGTCCATATGCCAATGGAACTTTTACAATGTTGGTTGTATTTCCGTTAGAATCTGTGTGATGAATTGAGATATCATTAAAAAGAGATCCAAAAGCTATGACAGTTTTTCTTAAAATTTCGTGGTAAAAATATTCAAACATTTTTAGTTCCTTATAATATTAAAAGATACAACATAATAAATGTTATTTATGGCATACCAAATGGGTTTTGTTCGCTGAAATCAATAATTTCATCTGCTTCGGATTCAATATCAGTATTATCCGCATATCCATCATCAGTAACATTTTTGTCAACTAGTCTTACCTTATAACTTGCGCTAGAAGCTGCCCCAACAATATTTTCTCCAACTACAAAAGTACCATCAATATTACCTACATCTAATTGATTTGATGGTGAATTCCATCTAACTACTTTTGCTGTTGCTCCACTAATACTTCCAGTTACGGTTTCATTGAAGATAAATGTACCAATACCAGAACTTCCTGGTGAAGAAATTGTAATAGTTGGTGGTTGTGTATATCCCAGTCCTGCATTTGAAATTCTAATTGCGGTAATTGTTCCAGCAGCACTTACAATCGCTGTTGCAGCTGCAGAAACGGTTGCAATTCCAGTAAACGTTATGATTGGAGATGTTGAATATCCAGAACCGCCAGATGTCAATGTTACAATTCCAATAATTCCATCTCCGATAGTAGCGGTAGCAGCAGCACCACTTCCACCACCACCAATAAATCTTATTCCAGGGGCAGTAGTATATCCATATCCAGGGTTAATTATAGCTACAGATTGAACTGATTTGGATTGTGGATTAATGTTGTCGTTACAGACAACTATTCCACCAATCATTGTTGCGGTTGCTACTCCAGTTTGTCCTCCAGCGGGAGCAGACGATACTCCAACTGTAGGAACGGAAGTATATCCTCCTCCACGGTTATTAACAGTGATAAGTCGTATACCACCATTTACAATAGAAGCAATTGCAGATGCAGTAACACCAGCACCTACTAAAGTGAGAGTCTGAGTTGGTACAATGATGGACGAATTTCCATCATCTGTTACTCCATCTACAGTATTCCCAACTAAAACATCATCAATTTCTTCAATGCCAGTATTAATTTCTTCATCTTCATATCTAAACAATTCACAGCGAAGTTCGTATGTGTATGTGTTTAAAAGTTGATAAAATGGAGTTTCATGTTCGACATATTTTATTTCAAACAATCTATCTCCCAGTGGAAAATAAACTAAATCACCTTCTTTTGGTCTTGTTGATAATTTAACGTTGGGAACGTCCTTTATTAAAGGTGAAATATAAGTTTTGAAACGTTCTCTAGATATGGTGATTGTTAATTCGTTTGTTGCTTGAATACCAAATTTAGATAGAATAGTTGGATTGTCTCCATATCCATCATAACTATTCACATATGCTTCAATTGGATATGCATTTCTAAACTCAGATTCAATTACTTCTTTAATTACCTTTTTTTCTGTTATGTATGATCTTGGAATATAATGAACCTCAACACCGTACATTCTGATTTGTTCATTAATCAGATCCTGAACTAAACCTTGTTCTGTTTTTGAACCTTGAAGAAAAAATGGATTTAACATACTATCCAATCATGTCGAATGGTGGTAATTCGTATGTGGACGACATTCTTTCCATTAAGAGATCAATTTCTTTCTGGGCGTCGTCATACATTTGTCTTCCATTTAGTTCAACTCCACCTGGAAGTTTTACGCCAGTGAATTTCATCATATTCTGCCCCCATTGTCTTTTTATAAGGGATGTCAGGTATGGTTTTATAAACGAATCATTCCACACTCTAGAATAGTCATTTGGATCTAATACAGCGTAGCAATCAATAACAATATACTGACCAACTCTTACGGAAGACCAATCAATATCTAAGTACAATCTATCTTGTCTTTTATTAAATCTAATTTGTTTTTGAGTGTTGAGTAAAAAGTCCAAATCTTCTAGATATGTCTTAACCATTGCATATGAAAGAAGTTCAGTCGTTCCCCAATAATAAATATCGTTTAAAAATAACTGATATTTTACACTAAACATATTGTTCGTAATAGTATTAGCACTATCAAATCTGAATATTTTATTGACTCCTATGACTGAGGGTGGAATTTGTAAATAATTACTATTTTCCGTGAATGTGAATGTAGTTTGTGATCCAACAATAGACGTTGTAGTAGTAGTCGTGGCTATTCCAACTGGGGAGTTATTTTCATCTCTTCCTCTCCCTCTATCAATATCATCTTGAGTTATTTGATATTTGAAAAAAGTTGGATATACTCCATCAAAATGTCTTTCTTGGAAAAACTGTACAGCATCATCAACTAAGTCATCTATTTGCTCATCGGCAACATTAATTTCCAAAACTGGCGCACCCAGCTTTCTCTTACAGTAATCTATTAGTTCTTGCCTTGTAGATGGTTGCGCCATTTTTCTTGTCTCTCCAAATATTTATTAAAGGTTAGATGCCATGTTGGCAATAACCTCTTGTTGTTTCATATAAAGTTTCATATATGCTTTACTAATTTTTCTAAGGTCTTCAATATCTTCTATGGAGTCAATTTCCATACATGCTTTAACATATTCAAAATTTTTTGTTAGATTCTCTAACTGAATTTGATCAGGATCCATCTGCCAATCTCCTAAGTAAAAATTTAATTTCATCTAAATCATTCTTCATATTAACAATATCATCCTCAAGTTTCTGTATCTTTAGACTATCTTTTCTTTTTTCTTCCCTGCGTGAAATATACTCTTCATATTCAACTTTGTTTTTATTGATAATTGAATTTGTATTGGTATCTCTCACTAGATTGTCATGCCCACTTACAGATAAAAATTCCATATGATTAAATTACGCTAAAGCAATTACTCTCAATTCTTTAACTCTTGGGACATAAACTTGATTAGTTGATGTTAATAGTAACTTAATTCTGTATGATCTAAATGCAGGTAATTTGTCGATAGTAAATGAATATTCCTTAAAGTCTAATCTGCTAGAATCAAATTCAGTAGAATTTGATTTGGTTATGAATTTATCTGAAGATCCATTGCTATTTGCAGCATCTATCACTTGACCATACGCATCTAAGTTTGAATAACCTGGGAAGGGAACAAAAATAGGATCAAAATTATTCTTTTCACTTATAGCATAGAAGGCTCTTATATCAGAATAGGAGTTAACATAACCACTTAGGAGAACTTTAATAGATGTTGCTGGATTTTCCAAATTAATTTCTTTGGAAATATATTGTGTGGAGGTGGGATCGGAGTTAATTAGATTAACTCTAGAATCTGTTGCATAATTTTGAATGACATTATTTACCCTATTCGATGTAAATATTGCACTAATTCTCTGTGAGTCAATTACTGGGGTTAGTTTTGAATTCGTAGTTCCTAAAGTAAGTCTCATTCCAAAAGATTTATCACCAGGGAGGGATAGACTTGTTAATTGGGAAGTTTCATTAATACGAGACGCAATCAGTCTTGGGGTGGAGAGGTAGTTGGGAGCATTAATAGTTACTGCTTCATATCCATTGTTGGCATATGGAGATTCATTTCCACTAATACTCTGAGCAGTGGTCGTTCTGATTTCTGCTGATAGTGAAGTTCCTTGTACTGTTAGATTTTGGACGTTAGGTGTTATAATTTCAAATGGTATATTTTGAGTTGCTCTTACATCATATCCACCAGAAGATTTTGTGGTATTTGCATAGAGAGCTGGCCAACCACCCGCACCACTTCTATCTTCCATATAGTTGCCATCTGTCATATCAATTTTAATATTGTATGAATCAAATGTAATTGGTTCTGAGACTGAAACATCATTTAAATTATGTGTTGTATTAATGCGATGTAAAGAAATTCCGTTTAATTCGTATTTGTAGACTGGAGTTCCTACAGGATAATCTTTTGGATTTGTGCCTCTTACAATATCTCCACCAATCAAACCAGTTGATGTTGAAGTATATGAAATTACTTCACCACCAATGAGTAAATAACCAACGTTAGTTGTACCAATGCCAACATTCTCAAATGTGGTAAATGATGTTGAACTGTCTACAGAAATCTCTGATGTTGATGTTGCGCTGAGTGCTGTAGTTAGTTTAGTTGGTTTAATATCCGATTGAACATTTGAAATCACCACATAGTTATCATTAAAGTACATTCCATGGTTTTTGTGATTTACTTTCACATGAACACCATCATAATTGGAAACCGTAGCAATATTATTAACTAATACTCCAGTTCCGTTAAGGTAAGTTGTTACGCCTAAATTGTTTGTATATTGTAATGTTTTTCCAGAACCAACAACAAAGTCTCCTTGAACATTATCAATGATTAATTGATTTACATTTTGTATGGATGAAAGTGAGAATCTTGCATTAGAACCTACATTTACAGAACCAATACTGGTTATTCCCAACACATCTCCAACTTGATAACCAGAACCACCTGAAGTAATCGTTGCCGCTGCAGCAACTCCATTATTGATGGTAATTGATGCAACTGCTCCACTACCATTACCAGTGATACTTGTCAAATTAACTCCAGTGAAAACTAGACTTGATGCTGATGGCGTATATCCAATACCAGCATTGATAACTCTTAGAGTTCCTGTTGCAATACCAGCACTTCCAGCATAGTTTCCTGTTGCATTAGTTCCAGCTTGAGAGATTGTATTTCCAAGAGTTAGACCAGAATCATTTAAAGTTGAGGCAAGAGAGACTCTAACTTTCTTGGAATTAAATTCCAATGGATTTGGCAACAATTTAGCAATCTGATTATTTCCTTGAGATAACTGTGGATTGTATACTTCAACTGTCCCATCGTTGATAAAATCAGCCCTATACAGGGTAAATTTAAGGTCTTCCCACTGACTTGCTTCCCAAGTTGATGCATTCTGGGATTTAAATAGTGATCCGAGATATGGTTGATTAGAAATATATGTTTGTGTGAGAATGTCGTTCTCACCAATTCTAGAAATATAAACACTATATTTTGTGGAGTTAGATGCTAAGCATATAGCATATTCTTTTCCACCCTCAAGGTAAACTGGGGACTTAAAAGTTATTGATGTTGGAACGGATCCATCTGCAGATGTATTAATTTCATCTGGAGCAACAACAATTTCGGAAAATGGAAGTATATTTTGAGTTGGGAATCCATTTTGCATGGTTCTCAACTGGAAAGTCATTGGAATATCCATGTCATCTTTAGACTTAAAGAAGACATCACACCTAGTAACAAAAATTCCAGACTCATCATCCACTAGGAATGATTGTGCTAAAGGATCATACCACCCAACAATAGCCTGTCTTGAAGTTTGAGAAATAACTCTGGTATTTACTACTTGTGACCCAGTTGTCCTGGAAATAGCTCTTTCTTCGAAATTTTGTTTGTTTTCAATTCGAGCATTTCTAACTGAAATGATGTTTTCTTGAACTGTTTCTAAAGTTCCAGATGCAGTAAATCCTTCCTCCGCAATGGTAGATGCGGCATTTTGATCATTATTTTCATTATTGACTAAAGTGAATACCTTAGTCCCAGTCTCAAATCTTGGATGAATGGCAATATTTGGATTTGGTATGTAAAAACTTCCAATTAAAGTTGATGATATATCTGATATTAATGATACGTTTGTAATTGTTGCTCTTGCCCCACTGGTCTGACCAACTAAAGTCATTCCAGATTCGACCCATCCAGAAAATTCTCCCTGTGGTGCATTACATAAAGAGAATATATCAATGTTTAATATTGATGATGTTACCGAATAACTAGCAGGTAAAACTTGCCCAGTGTAGGGATTTTGTGGGAATGTTGATGTTGGTAAGTTGTATGGACCTTCTTTATGATTTGTTTGAGCAACTCTAAAAGTTATTCTTGGCGATCTTGCATTTACATCTGGATTTAATCCAACGTTATTAACAGTTCCAATTACAGTTTCTCCAACATTGAAAACACCAGAGATCATTGAAATCTGTAATAGTTTTGGAACACAATATTTTGTTACATTGATTCCATCAAAAAATCCATAAATCTTGGTCAGTGGTTTTAACTTTTTAGAAACAAATTGTATGTTTCTAGATCTCATATAAGAAATGAGATTTCTGTTTATAACCTTATCACCTACAGATGTTCTATCAAATTGCTGTGTAATAGAAACTCTTGTTCCAGTTCTAGTTTCTGTTCCAAAGTCTCTAACTTCACGGATGGTATCTTCATAAGTTGTATCGGTGAGAGTTCCCCAACGAGCAATACTTCTATTGCCAGGACCATTTTGCCATCCAGTAGTTTCACTTCTTCTTCTGGAAGTTTCTGTTATATCTTGTCCAGTCCAGTTTTGAACCCAAGAACCCCATACAGTAGGTCCAAAACCCGTTTGTGGGTCTACATTTAAAGTTCTAGATGCGTTGGCTAATGTTTCGGTATAATTGCCCTCAGTTTCAATAATCTTTGCTTCTACTCTAACCGTATCTACCCAGGTGTCTGAAGCTGGAGTTAATTCAATGGTTCCTTGCCAGAAACTAATTAGGAATGGAGTTACGCTTTCGGAACGAGTTGCAAATGGTTGTTTCAACCATTCAATCTCGGAATAATCCAGAGTGACAATATCACCAGTTTTTCTTACATTAAATCCTTCAATGGCATTGAAAGATAAATCTTCCTGAGGATCAACATTTTCAACAGGTCCGAATGTTAAATCAACTGAAGTTGTATAATGAGATGGTCTTAATTCCTTATTAGTAAAATCAATACTATTTTTTATCAGAACCGATCCTTCCTGTGGCAAGAAGGAGGTGAAATTATCAACAAAGAATCCAGATTTAAATCTATTAAGGCCATCGTTATCTGGTACAAATAGATTTGCAGTATTGGTTTCGAGTAAAGATAGTGAGGTGTAATACTCAAGATTTTTGATTCTATTTTCAAGTTGTCTGATATCAGACATAGTATAGCGTTTGTTTTCTAGGAATTTTATAGAAGCGTCGGAAGTAGCATAAAGATAGGGTGGTAAAGATACTGTAGCGATTTCTAAACAATCATCTACCGAAATTGGTTTTTCTGGATTTTCTGCGGGAGTTCCATATTTGATTTGGAATTTTCCATCTTTACTTAAATAAATTCTATCGATTCTTCCAAGATAGAATGAAAACTTTCCAATAATATCTTCATCGGAGGATAGAATACTTGCTGCAGAATTTCCAGAAGAATTAAATGTTCTTCCATAAAATTCTAAAGGAGATCTTGATCCTGCCGTAACTGTGTAGTTAGAAACTCTTGGGCGTATATCAATAATGTCTGTTACTGGGGTTCCATTTATTTGTTTGATATCTTGAACATAATCAAATGTTTTATATGATTCAACTGTAGTAATGTCTCCAGTATCAGAAGAATCATAAAATCCACTTGAAAAATATACTCTTAATTTTTTAGATGGTTCTTGAATACCTGCCTTTCTTGCTATAGTCCCGTAGTCATAAAAAGTTCCTTTTTGTCCAGTTAAGAACGTGTAATTAAATGATACATCAAAACTTGTAGAATCTAAAGAAGTTATAACTGCTTGAATTTTTGATTCATCAAAAGTTACAGTTTCACCTTCTTTGAAGATATTTTGATTTTTGTAAATAAATGCAATTTGAGTAGATGTTGATTTTTCTGCTACTATTGCTATAGCTCCACTGTTAGAACCAACTATTTTTTCACCAATCAGTAAATCTGATGTTGTTCCAGTTTGACCACTAATCGACGATAAAACCATCGTAGGTGCTGATGGATCGCTGGTTGTTGAAGATTCAAATATTCCATGAATTTCTATAATATCTGGAAAATTTAGAGAAATAGTCTCATCTTGAACTCTTGTACCGTATGGATATGTTCCATATGCTAATCCATCATTGAAAGTTGTTCCACCAATTCCAGATCCTTGGTACTTAGATTTGTTAATTATTACATTATTAACTCTATTCTTGATTTTTGCTTTTGCAACTGGTTTTGTTTTAGTAAGTGTTGTTAGTAAAGTTGCTCCAGTGTCATCTGTACCCAAATTATAAATTTGAAGTTGCGAACCACCATTGATGTAAGCAAATTTATCTGATGTTAATACTTCTGTTGTTCCATCGGATCTAATAAGAGCATATCTTTCCTCATCAAAAGGAAGAAATGTTTCATTTGTTCCAGCAGATACTACCCCACTTAATTGATTTCCAGAAATATTAACTGTAAATGATTTTCTAATTGTAATATCAGTATTAGATAAGTCAAATGAAGATATATTATTCTTTGGTAACTTTGTATATAAAGTATTATCGCTAGATGCATCTAGAGATGTCGATAATACTGTTAGATCAGTTACACTCAACAAGGAGGATGGTAAAGCGCCAGAATAAACGCCAGTAACAGTTGTTACCCCAGTTATCGTAAAATTGGTGGATGCTACACTTACAACTTTAGCCACTACTGGAATAGTTAATGATGTATCTGTAAATCTTATAAGATTATTTGGACGTAGAGTTGGGGGTATAACTAAAGATGTAACTGTGCTAATCCCAGTTAGAGTAGAAACACCTGTAATTGAAGCATTACCAATTACTAGTTGTGGTGTTTGAACAGTATCGGCAGTAAAAGTTGATCCAGAACCAACCACACCATAAACAGATTTTATGTCTGATATCCCGTATGAGGTTACTGCAACGGAAACAAGAGAAGAATCGATTCCATCAAAACTAAAAGATTCATTCTGAACAAAAGTTCCTTTGACATCATAGAGACTTAATCCTGTGTTCGAAGAAACCGCATCTTTTAAAAATGCAGTAGCACCACTATTGTTTCCTTTAATAAATGTTGGAACTGGTAAAGTTACTGGTTCGTTTAATGTAATTTCGGTTGTAGTCTGAATATCATATAAAGAAACTTTCCATTCGTTCAAATTTGAATTTGAAGTATTATATGCACCAGATTCCAAACTAAAATCATACACTCTCGCAACACCAATTTCTGTACCTGGTGCCGTTGTGCTACTACTACCAACTCTTTCACTTCTGAGACTTAAGACATATGTATTTCCTATACCAACTGTAGGAGTTCCATATACTCGATTTAGTCTAAAAGTTGGTCCAGTATTGTAAACGATTGATTGATTTTCTAGAGTTTGTGTTGTCCTTGGTTTTTCTACATCTAAAAATGTTGGAGATATAGTTTCAACTTGGTATCCTCTTACGGATGCTTTTCCAGGAGAAATTTGATAAACTGCTAGTGAATCTGAGGGTGTAGATCCACCATAGGTAAACTGACCATCATTGAATAAACCACGATTCGCTATTCCATCATTCAAAGATTCTTTTACCGAAACTTCAAAAGGTTTGATTAAATAGTCACCAGATTCTTCATAAGTTCTTCTGGCTAACTCATCTGCAATTAAATTATATTCTGTTGTTGTCTTTTTATTTTTTAAAACACCATCAACTACAGTTGCAAGTTCTACGAAATTTTTATCATTGAAATCAGTTAGACTCTTTTTAAATAGAGAAACTGAAATTTCGAATCTATCTGCCCCTGGAGCAGCGTAGTTATTATAACCTTGAGAATTATCATTTAGAGATTCATCTAAATCTGCGGTTACAACCTCTTCGTTTATGAATAGTCCTATTCTATAATTTGGCTTACTTGTATATTGATCTAAAATCAACGTCTCAGTATTTACCTTTACAAATGTTCCGCGTATAAAATATACACCTTCTGTAATGTTAAATGAAGATCCAGTCGCAGCACAGTTATTTGCCAGAGTTATTGCAAATGGATTTCCTGCAGAAATAACTGAATTTCCTAAGAGACCAGAAACTAAATCTTGAGTGCAAACAAGGGATTCACCATCTAAAAATTGTTGAGAAGAATTATTTTGAGTATTGGAATTTAAATAGTTTATGTAGAGGGTTAAATTTCCTCTTTCTGAGTCTTGTGGTAGTAAAATTTTATCTACAACTGCAGATACGCCAGAAACCTTCCCAGTAATTTTCTTTCCTACAAGTTGATCTGCATATGCAGCAACAGGAACTCCTTGATAACTGTTGTTTAATTGAACAGCATAATAAATGGCATTATATCCAGTATTTCCAGGAATAACTTTTGCACCTTCCTTAAAAAAGTGCTGTCCAAATCTTTCAATTTGATTTTGTAAGATGGACTGTAGTGTTGTTAGTTCTCTAGACTGAACTGGGTATCCTGGTTTAAATAGTACTTTATGAAAATTTTTACTTTCATTAAAGTCATCAAAATATGGAAATACGTTGAGATTAGTTTCCTGTGGCATAATTCTTTAAAACTGCAAAACAATCTTGATATCTTCTTTTTGATTTGATGACCTTGTAATCGCTGGTCTGTTGTCAACATAAAGTATATTTCCAGAATATTTTTTAACTTCTGGACTTGCAAGACCATTCGAAAATGACTGACCAAGACTATACGTTCTATTATTTATTACGGTAGTTATACCCGTAAATGTTGTTTGGATACTTAAATTAGAACCAGATGTTGGAACAATCGTAGTTGTTCCACCAACTCCAGGAGTGCTAGTAAATTCTGTCAAATCATATCCGTACTTTGGATTTGTTTGATACGTTCCAACAGTGTTAAATCCAGCAAGTGTTCTATCTTGCCAATACTTTAGTACTCCAGTCACACTATCATAATTAATTACTCTTCCTACTGCTGTTGTTCCAGACGATACCGTTTGAGTTACAACAGAATTGGGTGTAAATGTTGCAGAACTATATCCAATACCAGATAATTTGAGAGCATAAACAGCACTTGCTTTATCTGATGTTAGAATTTGGTTTGAAGTAAAAGATAATGGATTTTCTACAATTCCTATTCTTGCAATTTTGTTTCCAGTAATAAAATCTGGATTAGATTCATCATTTTCAAGACGAGAATAAATTAAAACATTATAAGCACCCAACTCCTTGTAAATGTCTGAACCATGTCCACCTTTGGGTGAGATGATAACGTCAAAAGTTGGTCTTGTTGTTCCTGTTGGAACATTTCCACCAACTAAATCTACATTTCCATAAGTGTATCCAGAACCTTGACTTGATATAGTTACTGATTCAACTTCAACATCGGCATTGATGGTAATTGTACACTCAGCACCAACACCATCACCTTTAATGGGGACTCCAGTATAAACGGTGTTGGCAACGCCAACACTAATGCCTCTGTTTGTAATTACAACTGTTTTGATTGACCCATCAACCGCATTATTACGAACTGCTGCATTATCAGAACTCGTTTCCCAATCCGAGGGAACAGGCATAAAATCGGTTGATTCAAATTTTACAATATCAGATGGTTTAATAGTATACAAATATTTCCAAACATATCCATCTCCAGAAGTTCCTGCTGCTCTTGGTTCTAAGTCTACAAAAGTAGGCTCATCAATAGATGGTTTTCCGTTTGGAGTTTCTGGAGTTGTTCCGTTTTGTAAGCAAATATAAACTCTATAATCAGAATTCATTACAAAATACGTCGCAGAATATAAGTTAGTTGATCCACTAACTTTTGCCACATTAGAACGACTATAATCGTGCCGATACATGTCATAAGTAGTTCCAGAAGTCCATGTTCTTTTTGGAACCACATGTCGAACATCACTTGAGTTAATTTTCTTTAAAGCAATTGTAGTATCCCAATATGAATTTTCTTCATCATAATTATCTTTTGGTGAAGGTGGATTTTCATCCCAATCTGTTTGAATTTCTGAAGAATTGGATAGACCTACAAAAGCATAATAAGAATTTGCTGAAGTTGTTACTCCAGCAATAAAGTTTTTTGCATTTAATATTCTAATTTGATCAGTTATAATCGCTGACATTTTACGGAGTTTTTATTTATTTATTAGTTAAACGGAAACGGTCTTTAGTGTGCCATCGTTTTCAACAAAGAGTTGATACTTTGTTCCATTTGGTGAAGTCAGAATAACGCCTTGCGATGTATCAATACCGACTTTGACGCTTCCAGATACTTCAAGTTTTTGTGTTGGATTTGTGGTTCCTATTCCAACATTACCACTAGAATTAGCATAAAGTCTGATATTTCCTTGACCATCAGAAAGAACAACATTATTATTTGAAGTTCTGATATCCAATTCATTAGAATTTCCATCATAACTTCCAAGAATTACATTGTAATCACCAGTTGTAATATATCTTCCTGCCGACCATCCAATAAGAGTGTTGTATACAGTTGTTGTGGAATCTTGTCCAGCAAAGGCTCCAACTCCAGTATTGCCAACGTAAGAACTACCAGTAATATTGTTTCCAACAGAATTTAAGGTATAATAACCAAGAGCAACGGTTTCTCCTGCTGCTCCAGGTTTAGTAAATGAATAATCACCAATCGCAACATTACCTCCACCAGTAAATGTTGAAGCAGGATGCTGAGTAATGACTACGTTATCTGTATAGTATGGTGCGGTTCCATTTGTGGAATTTCCTTTAATTATTAATCCATTAATGTCTCCATATCCATGAACTTTTAGTGAATTAGAAACTCGACCAAGAGAACTATCATTGCCAAGAGTTAAATTGTAACCACTAACTGGATTTGTGGTGCCTATTCCAACTAATCCAGCAGTAGTTGTAATGATTGTCCCACCAGTTCCTACATTAATAGATGATGCACTTATATTTCCAGTGTTTGCAGTAAATGTAATAGCAGAACCAACTTTTGTGGTTCCAACATCACCATTGTTTAATTGAACATTACTGCTACCAAAGAAAATGGCACCACTATTAATATTTACAGATCTAGTAGATTCAGAATATAAATCCAAATCACCACTTGAATTTCCACTAACTCTTGCAAAGTTTGAACCAGAACCCAAGAATCTAATACCATCATAAGATTGATTTCCAAGTTCTGTAGTGCAAGTAGCATTTTTAAAAGTTGCAATACCAGTAAATGTAGAAACTCCAGAAACGTTTAATTGACCGATAGAAGCCCCAGTACCAACAGAAATATTAGGAACGATAAGTATATTATCATCCGTTCTATATGTTAAATCAACATCAGCACGTAGATACTGTCCAGTTGTTCTATTTTCAACAAAAGTTGGATAATAAATTGTAGTCAGTCCATTGGTATCTGTGATGTCGATGGTTTCTGCTGTACTTCCACCAGATACTATAGGAGACCCACCAACATAAAGGGCAGTAGCACTAATAATTCCAGTTTGTCCGTCAATTGTGACTCCAGACCCAACTGTAATTGTATTGGATGAACCATCTAGTACGATTGAGGAAGTCCCTATAGTAAGAATTCCTGTAACTCTCGCATCTCCGTTAACCCATAAAGAAGTTCCAGATGCTCCTACAGGACCTACTTCCAAATTAAATCTTGGATTTATTGTGCCTATTCCAGTTTTGCCATCACCATCAATAATTAACCAAACTTCTCCACCAAACTCAGGTCCAAAACCTCTACCAATTTTAAATTTAGAATCAGTATCGGATGCACCATCAACCCAAATACCTAATTCACCATCCGTATTAAAAATATCTGCTCTTTTGCTTGCCTGAACTCCATAATAAATTCCAAAATGATCTTGACCACTTCCGTCAACTTTTTTTCCAAGAGAAAATCTTACACTTGATTGATTTACAATTGCTAAAGTAGATAAACCAGGATCAGTAGTTCCAATACCAACTGCAGTTAGAGTGTTAATTCCCACATCAGTTTTTTGCCATAATGGGGCGGATAGTGTATCAGTACTACCAGCACCCAAAAACGTATAAATTTCATCAAAGTTACTGTTTATTTTTACTGCTCCAGCAAAAAGAGTATCACCATCACCCGCATTGGGCGCAGAACCAGTATTTATTCCTAACTTTGCCATTTTAGATGTTTTTTATGTATTTATGGAAAACTATCAAACATCGTAACCAGCATAACGCAATGGTGATGTTCTAATAACATAAGACGAGGTATTAATTCCAGATCCTCCATTTTGATTATATGAATTAAATTCATTTAATTCGCTTCTACTACTTAATTGAATTTTACCCCAACTATAATTTCCGAAATAATTTGATGTAGTAACAATACCAAGGTATCCAGATCCCCCACTGATGGCGTCAAGAGTATATAATGTAGAATCAAACTCAATGGAAGTTGAACTAAAGTCAAGTGTTCCAATTCCACTTATTCTGGCATAAACTCTTCTAACTTGAGTAGTACCAATACCAATTACGGAAGATTGTGTTATGAAAGTGGTATCAACTTGGTAAATATTATCAACAAATCTAGTTCCTATTCCAATAGTACTATTTCCAGTATCTAGAGAAGTTATAGAAGTTATAGCAGAACCAACATTGGAGTTGTAAACAATAAAATAGTCTCCTGTAGAAATTCCACTCAGAGTTGTTGCGGTTCCAACGATCGAAGAATTTCTTAGGAAGGAATCTTGTGGAATATAAAAATCAAAAATCATTTTGTCTACTACAGACGCAGATGTGGTTCCAAATCCAACTATAATTCCAGAATCGCCACCGTAAGAACTTACTGGATTAATTTCTTCAACAAACGTTGGTGGTGCAATTAGAATAACAGGAGGATTTGTTGAAGCATATCCAACACCACCCGAAGTTATATCAATTGTAGAAATGCTACCAGATATGATTGTAGCGGTAGCGGTTGCTCTTTGTGTTGTTCCAAGACCCACAGGAGCCTCAAAAATAACATCAGGAGAAGATACATAACCACTTCCAGAATCTAAAATACTGATAGAAGAAACTGTTCCTGCAACTGAAACTGTGCAAGTCGCTATAGCAGCATTTCTACTGTCTTGAGAAATAATATTTACGCTATTTTGGAAAGAGAAACTTGTTTGACTTTCATTTTGGGGATTGAAGAATGGTCTTGTATTATCAACATATAAAACAGTATCTCCAACTCCAACTGACTTAATTAAGTATGCAGATGGGTGAATTTGTGGTTCATATAGAATTCTGTCTTTTCCGACTTCTTGTTCATCAATTATTTTATCAACAGTTTGCTTGCAGAATGTAACTGGTCTCAGCAATGTTGAATCATTTACGTTTCCTGGTCCAAAATAAGGATTTGTTGATACAACATCGATTGCATCAATTCTGTCAACAACCCTTACGGATTCTTGAAGTGTTGATGATTGTCCGATAGATGAATCATATCCTATTGTTAATTCATCACCAATCTTAATTGTTTCAATAATATCTCTAAATGCAACATCAATATCTCCACTACCCTTATAAAACACGATTCTTGATCTATCACCAGATTTAGGCGCCTCAGTAAATCTAATTACACTACCACCATTAAAGATATATGCCTGCCCAGGAACTTGTAAAACATCATTAATGAAGACAAGTAAGGTATCTTGTACAGTGATATTTGAACCTCTGGTGGAACGAATAGAAACTGGATTATTTGCCTTACTTAATGGAAAGACAACTTTTTCACCATCAAAAAGACTATCCAAAGTGTCAAGAACTTCCAGTTCCCCAATTGACCATCCAGAGAACTTATCTGAAATAGTCTTTATAACATTGATTTGGAACTCAGAGAAATTGACTGATGATGTGGTAGGAATTCCAGTTGCTCCTCCGATTGGTATTGTGAGAACATCATTCTGACCATAAGCATATCCAAAAGATTTGAATGTAAAATCAATCACACTGGATCCTTGACCAACAATGATATCAACCGTTGCTTCAGTTCCAACTCCAGCAGTATATTGAGAACTATAGATTAGGGGAATGTTGGAATATGAGGTTGGTGCATCAAAAACAAGGTAAGGTGGATTTGAAGATGTATGCCCAGTAGAAACCTTTGTAACTGAAACACTTGTGGATATATGACCACCAATAACAGTAGCAAAACCAATGTGAGTTATTGATGGAATAGTTGATGATGTGCTTGCAATGCCAACCTTAACAATTCCCATCGTGGGATTGTTAATTTGAATTAAAGCTTTAGACCCAGATGGAATTTGATATGGAACTGTGCTTCCAATTCCAATGTTTAGTGATGTGGAAGCAGCAGATATAATTGAAGTTTGTGTAATGTAAGTTCCAATTCCAATAGTACAATTTGATCCAGTATTTAAAAGACCAAGAACGTTTAGAACACTATCTTCATTTTCAACAAAAATGGTTGTTGAACCAGCAGATATAGTTGATGAAATATTTGCAAGGACTTGATATGATGAAGGAGCTCTATATCCTGAACCAGTATTTCCTACGCTAACTGTAGATATTGTTCCTGCAACCGAAACGATTGCCGTTCCACCAGCGGATACGAGTGGTTGATAACCAAATCCACTAGTAGATCCTACAGAAACTATAATTCCACCTAAAGGAAGACTTGTTGCATTTGCATCTTCACCAATACCAGTTCCAGAACCAGTAAAGATAGCGGATGTTATTCCAGCATTTTCTGTTAGATAGTAATCAAATGAAGCACCTGGGCCCTGGAATATATCATTAATTACGATTATAGCGTTTTCTGTAGAAATTCCAGTAACATTTGTTCCATTTGAAGTTAATGCGAAGGAGTCATCAATACCATTAAATTGATTTGAAATATTATCAAAAACATAATTTTTATAGTATGCTTCGTCAGATGTATTAGTAATTCCAGATCTTAAGAATGTTCTTCCGTGGAAAGATGAACCAGTTGTTATTCCAGTCCAATCCCTTTCGCTAGGAGGATTAGTTGTACTACCAATAGGAACATTTCCGTATGGTGCAGTAATGAAATTAATACTATTATCAACAATATTGTACTCACCAGTTATCTTTGTTACAAGATCTCCAGAAGAGTGTGTGGAAATTCCAGTTCCAAGCCAAGGTCTCACAACTCTTATCGAATTAGTTGCGCCAACACCAATAGATTCAATTCTCATAATTTCGTCACTTATCTTAATTAAGTCTCCACCAAAGAAAGAAGATATTCCAGTAAAGAATAATTCATTATCAGTAATGGTAACATTTTGAGATAGGGTTGATGTTACTGCGCTAGCAACAATAGGAGATTGAATTACATTATCAATAGTGACTAAAACTTTGGCATTTTGATTAACTGCCGTGATTATATGTGTACTTCCAATACCAACACTAGTGAAGTTCAGAACATTTGGAACTGATAGTAGCGCGTCTTGAGCATTTCTCGCTAATCTTATTCTATCTTCACTAATTTTTACAACATAAGCTTCTGAAGGTAATTTACTAGTTGTTCCAATACCAACTCCAAAATAAGTCGATGCAATTCCAATTGATTGGGTTGAACCCGCACCAATTCCTCCAAATTTTACTTTTTCTCCAGTAACAAAGAAGTGATTGGGAAGTTTTATAGTATTTTCTGTTACATCTACTACATCTGCATCTGATCCATCAAAAGGTCTTTGGAATATTGGATAAGTTTTATGTGTTAATTCAAACTGACGTTTAACATCAATTTCGGTTCCAAAATAAGGTGCATAGTCCGTGAACAAACTAGCATCATCAAATCCAATGAAAGTAGTATTGAATGTGGAATCTTCAAATCTTAAGGCATTCATATAAGTTTTAACTTGAACTTCTCTATTTGCTGGTGGTGTAAAGAGAAGTTGAGTTATTGTTCCACTTCGTTGCGATCCAAAAGTTCCTATAGAACCACCAGTATCAATTGTAGCAAACTCAACAGTATAAGTCTCTGTATCATCATCTAATACTAGAATTTCTCCAACTTGATATCTAGAGCTAGTAATATCGGACACTTGAACAATAAAATATGAAGAATCATAATCATCAGAATACTGTGCAATAACATTTGCCGTTGGTGTTGTAGTTGCTGCTATAGAGGTTGTTCTTGCCTCAATCTCAGCATGTCTCATTGACACGGTTCCAATGCCAGAGAAAGTGGTATTGGCAATTGCAACTCTGGACGTTGTTACTGTTGCTGCAACTCCAGGATTGGGAATGAAATCAATTTTAATATTTCCTCCCTGAATATATGGATAATATGTTCCTAGTCCAGAAGAACTATACGATGACGTGGATGTTTGAAGTTGTCCATAATCAATTAAATCTACTGAAGAACCGTCACTGAGGACAGTCAATTCATTAAATTCATATTCATTATTAGTTGTGGTGAGTTGTGTCAATAGTTTTAATGAAGTATAAGTATTTCCAACACTTACAATAGTTGTTGTAGTGCCAGCAGAAACATTAACACTTTCAGTCGCAAAATCTACAATTCCACCAAAACTTGTGTTTGCAAATCCAGTAAGACCATCTTTAATATTATGACAAAGAACAGTTACGTCATAATTGTTGACAGAGTATCTTGTTGGATAGAAGAGTAATAAACCATCAGTTCCATCTAAACCAAAATCAAATGATCCTAAATCATAACTATTTTCTAGTCTTCCATATTGATTAATATAAAAATTATTTCCATCATGAACTGATGTTAAAATTAAGAATTGTCGCTGTTGTCTAAAAGTTTTATCAATTACATATGTGTAGAATTTTTGAGCTCTTGTTGAATCCAATGCAAATCTAGATACTTCACTGAAAGCAGTTGGTCTTGGATTACTATTAAATTCTGAACTTATATCATCAATCGATAATACCCTATTACCTGTTGACTCATAATAATCAGTGAGAATTTTATTTGAAAATACAATTTCATCAGAAAAAATGAATCCACCAACTTCCAAGAAGTTTTCTTTAACCAAATCAAAATCATAAAAACAATTTAAACTTGCAAATCCACTTAAGTCATTAATTATTGTTACTGATGACTCTTCATTTCCTACACTAACCTTGAGAGTTTTATTTGAATTTGTAGAAAGTTTTGATTCTACCTGCAAATCACTAAATTTTTTGAATCCAGATGTGTGGTTAAGTGAACTTACTGCATCATTCCATTCATCATAAGGAACTCTAGATTTGATAGAATATGAGAAGTTTTGATAGTAGAAACTATCTTGAATTTTTTGTAAATTATCATTTAAAAATCCAGCATCAGACTGCCATCCCTTATTAACAGTTGAATATGAATTCAGATTAAAGTATGATTTTGGAGACTCAATTTCTAAAATATTTGCTTTTGCACTTGAGGTTAATCCTTTTAATACTTCACCCTGCACAAAATCTTGCTTAGATGCAATTCTTAGTAATGAATTATTCTTATCCCAAGACTCAACAATACCAGTTGCTGAATTCGAAACAACAGTCTCTCCCTCATAAAACTCACCTTTCTTGGTTACAATATCAAAAATGGGGAAATATTTTTGAGGAATTATTCTTCCAGATGAAGATGTTGCCTTAAAGACGCCAGCAGATTCTCCAGTATTTAAGAAATTACTTAAATTGTAAGATACTGTTGCACCAATTCCACCAATATTAGGATCTACGTTATTAATAGTAAATAGTTGATAATTGTAGTTTTCGGAATTAAATCCCTTTATAGTGGAAGCGGTAGAAACTAGATTTATATTTTCAACTAAAACTTTATCACCAACAGCAAACGGAAAACTACTTACACTATTAAACTCAGTAGCTAAAGTTACAGTTACATTTCCACTATTTTCATCATATTTAATTGAAGATATTCCAACTCCGTTTGGATTTTGAGTTGGAATAATTGTTGGGATGGAATCAGTAAGGGCAAATGTATTTTTAACTATTCTTATAGTTTTCAAATCTGAAGAATATTGCAATTCAACGTCAGATACGACATTATTAGTTTGTCCATCAATAACTACTAGTTTTGGTGCAACATTATATCCCCTTCCAAAGGAAGATATTCCAATACTTTCGAAAGATGCTAATGAAGTGAGTTTTATAACTTGAGGTAATGCGGCAGAAGGACGTAGAGTATAATCCGAAGGTAAATCAAATCCAACATCTTTAATTGTATATGTTTTAATTTTTCCAATATCATCACTCAGAATATCAAATGTTGCATTTTCACCATTATCAGTTTCAATTGAACTAATGGAAGGGAGGGTATAATAATTTTTTCCTTTCTGTGTCAATTTGACATCAGAAATTGCTCCCTGAGTATTTTCAGAAGAGGTTGTATAAACAATACTAGATATTCCAGAAACATAGGAAGAAGATTCTGGGGTAGACTTAAGTAAATATGTAAAAGATGTGCTGGAAGTTGCTACTACACTATGCTCTCCATTATATCCACTTTCTTTAACTATAATTTCGTTATTATTCTCAACTAAATCATCAATGTTTATTTCTGATTTTTCTGCTGGAATATCATTTTCAAAGAGGGGAACCAGAGTGTAGTAAAGTTTTTCTGGTAGGTTTGAATTAACAGTTAAAGTAAGATTTGCTCCTGTTGTAATTCCAACTGTACCTGTTCTTTGAATATTAAATACATTTGTACTACCAGACGTTTCAAAATTTTGTGTAAAGTTTGTATCTTTATAAAATTCTAATTTAAATGCTGGATATGGTGTGGAAGATTTAATATATGAAAGAGATGAATCAGATAGATCAAACGTAATTTGAGAATTTTTATATACTGATATTGGTGGATTTATTGGAGAAATAGTTCCATTTGCTGCTGTAATAATATCTACAACTTCAGCATTTAGTTGTTGAGATTGATAATACGTCCTAGTTAGTTTGAAACTATTGTTATCAACAGGTAAAACATAATAGATGCTATTATCAGTTAGACCAATACCAGGAGTGGAGGATGTGTGTAAAACCTTCTGTCCCTTTTCAAATCCATGATCTAGTATTGTAATTGTATTTGAACTAGTATCAACATCAGACAAAGTAAATGCTTGGGGATTTACTAATAGTTTTCTATTATAATCATTGTATTTGATTGTAAACGTTGATGCAGTTCCAGGGTTAACTGAAATGTTAACTACATCATTATTCAGGAGACCATGTGTTTGAGATGTGGAAACAGTTACTATATTCTTAGTTACATTTCCAGTAAGGACATTATAGTTTGTTGCAAAACTGTGATATTCTCCTGTTCCAACTCCAACAAAATATAGAATAGATTGAGTCGAGCTAACAATACCAACAAAGTTTCCAGTTGATCCCAATCCAACTCTTACTGTCGCAATGCCAATTAAATCATCAGTTATTTTAGCTACGTATACTGTAGAAGCATTTGAAAGTGTATATGTTGAAATTCCATTGTTGGATACAACAAGGGAACTTCCATTGTTAGTGTAGTATGTTAAAGAATCGCCTGTTACTAAATTGTGATTTGGTAACAATATGGAGCGAGTTGGAATAAACTGCTGTGTATCACCTACACCTGGATTTGAAAAATTAAGAGTTGCTCCAATACCAATACCAGACAGAGTTCCAATACCAACAGACTCAATTGGATTGAAGTATATCTCTTTATTTTGTTTAAATGAATATGTTGTCTTTAATCCAGTATTTACTGATAATTTTCTAGAACGCTCATACAAAACTGTAGTTGCAGAATGAGCTGCAGATACGGTATTATTAACTTCTCTGAGAACTCTTAAACGAGAAGAAACAGTGTCAATATTTAATACTTTTACTTGTTCAGACCCAATCAAGTAAATATCATTTTCTCTGATTCTATTTTGAGAAATATTTCCTGCAACTGAAAAATAGGTTACTATGCCAGTTGTGGAAACTGATCCAATCCCAGACTTCAGGGATAGTGTATTTGTTGTTACTCCGACGAGATATTGTCCTTCTAAGCGTGTAGATGTTGTATTCAATCCACTAATAGTTACAATATCACTATTAGAGAATTGGTGTGGAGAACTTGAAACTAAGTTAAAGAAACCAAGACTTTGGTCTGGCTCAATTCGTACATTAAGAACTGAAGATGTGGCTAGACTGACACTAGAAACTCCAACACCTTTTATTTTAGATACTAAGGCTTTAGCAGAAAATCCACCAAGTGTAGTTTCATTAAATGAAATAATATCATTGACTTTATATCCAGAACCACCATAATTAACCTGCAATTCTTTAACTGAACCAGGATAAGCGAATTTAACCTCAGACTTTTGATTTAAATTATTTGGTAAATTTATATAATTGTATTGTTCTAAGTTATATGGATTTGTATTTCTTATCCAATCAGTTTCATTTAAATTCAAATTATCTTGATTGGAATATTTTTGGAAGTTAAATGAATTTGGTATACATTCAAACGAATTTCCTATTAAGTATGGAAACTCTGGGCGCTTATATCCGATGAATGGTCCAAATGAATCTACAAATGTTTGTAATGTTGCGAAGTAAGCATAAGTTCCATTTGGATATTCTGGTGTTATGCAGAATCTTCCATTATTTTCATCGAGGACCGTTGGATCGGAAACTTTTTTATATGTAAAGTCCTCTATAAAAAATCCTTCTGGGAAGTACGAGGTTGGAGGTCTATTAGAATCTAATTCTAATACGTATCCAGACTTCATCTGAGATACTACGCCACCTTGATTTGTTATGTATCCATAAGGACCATAAATTGGATTTCCATCATATGCCCATCCTATAATGGGAGAGTGATCAGTTGAATTGACTTCAACATTATTGATTTTTTTCAGATCAGTTATTCCGTATAAGGTTTCTCCAATTTGATTTACTGCAAATAAATTTTCTCTTAGTTTTCTTGGTGCATATAGGTGTGTATATTGTAATTCAAAGTCCTCATTTAAAGCTGCTGCAAGAATTCCATCGTCTGGAGTGAATCTATTAAAATATCTAACAAAATTGTTTACCCTCCAGTTTTGAATTTTTGGTGAAAATAGTGCTTGTTTTCCAGAAGAACTGACCAAAATAGATGTGGTTTCTTGAGTGTATCCAAATCCACTTTCTATTACTTTAATTTCTACTACTTCCCCATTATCAATAATTGGTGTTAAAATAGCACCAGTCCCAATACCAATAATTTCTATATTTGGTGGAGAGTTATATCTACTTCCAGGATTATTAACAACTACTTCTTTAATTCTTCCACCAGCAATAATAGGTGTTAGTTGACAATCATTTCCACTCAGTAACGTTACTTCTGGATTTCTCAAATAATTGATAATATTATCACATCCATAAGAACTTCCATTATCAGTTAACTGTATCGATGATATAGTTCCTCTAAAAATAGGTTGTACTTGAGCTTCAAAAGTTTGTGAACCTATGGATGATATACCAATTCTTCCTACAACCTGAACATTAATTTCTGGATAATTAAATGAGTGTGTGCCAACACCTACAGAAGTTAAATCAACATATTGATTTGTCTGATAGTAAAAATCTTCTACAGTAGAACCAGTCCCTACATTTGATAATCTAAATTTATTATTATCAATTTTAGATACAAAATAATAGGATGTTGTAGATAATCCACCAATTACCGTTCCAGTCGTAGAATATACAATTTTTTCACCAGATTGATATCCGTGATTTTCAATCTCAATATAATCAGAAGAAGTGCTTATTCCAGTAGAAGTTCTTACTACTCTTTTTTTATTCTCATATCCAGTTCCAGTGCTTTGTACTTGAATATTTCCAATTACTAATTTTTTGTTAACTGTCTGGAAAATATGATTTCCTTCACCATATCCAGTTAACCCAATAGTATTAATGCCTGAAATTGCGTCAGATTCAGTTCTATGTAAAGAAATGCTATTTGTTGTTTTTGTGGAGACGTAATAATCCGAATTTGTAACTAATCCAACGATTCCTCTTTGTCCATTTGTAACGTAAATAACTTTCTCAGCATTTCTAAACTTGTGATAAGTTGAGAATCCTATTGTATCAGATGTTAAATTGACTAATTGAGCTGCTGGACTTGAGCTAAAAGATACTTCATGATTAATCAACTTCATGTTAGCTTTTGCTATTGCCCCAAACCCATTTCCACCAGTGATTTTTATCACAGGTTCTTCAACATAATTAAATCCAGGATCAATAATTCTTATTTCTGAAAGAGAACCAGAAACAGAACAATGACCAGTGGCACCCACTCCAATACTATCAGCAACGCTAACCAATGGTGGATTGATAACATCATATCCACTACCACCAGAAGATACATTTATACTTTCAAGTCTACCATAGTAAACTCTATCTGATGATTTGTAATTTAATATTTCTACGCCATTAATCAATATTCCAGTTTTACTGTAATCGGAGGTCGGATATAAACCTCCATCATTAATAGGTTCTGCGATTTCTCTTAGAAGTTTTTGATTTTTTAAAGATTTATTATAGAACTTGTAAAATTTGATAGTATTGTTTACTACATCAGTAGAAGATAAGAGAGTAATAAAAATATTATTATTAAGATCCGATCTACTTTTTGCTAATTTTATATTATTTGAATCAACTCTCTTTATAAAATATATTCCTTCATCACAAATAAAACTTGCAATTGTTACTTCTGTTTTCTTGTTTCCTTCATCATCTGTAGAAACTGTGGTTAATTTTTCTGGTGTATAATAGACAGAATCTCCAGTATAAAAACCATGGTCAACCCCAGAGGTTATGGCAAAAGTATCTCCTACAAAAGAACCCCCAAAAGTTACCGAATAATTATGTGGATCGATTGATAGATTTGCATAATAAGGTAATGATGATGATGCTACTAGTATTTTATTTTTCTTTTTATTTTTATATAAATTTTGAATATTAGTAGAAACGTTTCCAACATCAGAGTATTTTGATGACGTAAATTTTAACAGATTTCTTTGGATATAGAGAACCAAGGTTGTGTCTATACTTCCTTGATTTTTAATAGTAAACTCATTTTCATTAGATACTGAACCGATGGTACTTTGTACTTTTGTACCATTTCTTAAAATTACTAAAATACTATCATTATTTTTGAGTATATTTTTTTCTTTTGTTTTTACTCTGTATGTCCAATTTGAACTATTAACAAGAGTTATAGATTCTACTCTATATCTTGGGCAAGTATTGTATATCCATTTTTTATCGAAAGAATCATCACTATCGATTCCTAAAGTCTTAATTAAGATATCATCTCCTTTTTCATAATTTTTTGTATCATCAACAATATCAAGTTCTTGTAAAACAGATCTTATTCTGAATGTGATGGTATCTTCTTGATTGAAGGATTTTCCATACGCAAATGTATCCAGACCTATTTCTGTTCCATCTGTAATTGTATGCAGAATGGATGAACATCCAAAAAATTGGGTTAAACTTTTACTAGTATAAGAAACTGAACCAGTAGTTTGATCTTGATATGTTACGTATAGTGTACCAGAATTTGGGAATCCTACAGTTGAATCTACATCAAGAGTAGTTGATGATGCCGATACATCTCCGATTAACTTTGTTTTGGGGTGAACTTTAAAGTCACCACTAAGAGCACCTCTAACATTAATATCTCTATTGTATCCAGAGTCGATGCTAAGTCTATAGTACTCTCTACCAGTTTCAGATACTATTTTTTCTACCTGAGTAACTGGGCAACTTGCTTTTGGAATATCCCCATACTTATCTTGAAAAATGGTAGAGTTAATGAGTTGAAGAGGATCTCCCTCTAGAGGTTCTACAACTAAATCTTTTGTAATTCTGTAATCTGCATCAGATGGTCTAAAGAGATATTCTTTTGGGTGAATAATTTTTGCAGTTTCTCCATACAAGGCAAGGAAAAGAATATGGAAAGATTCATCAGTTCCCTTACTCTTGTAGAAGTCTTTTACTTGTTTGATGAAGATATTTTGATTTAAATTATCAGATAAAGATCTATTTTCAAATCCAGGTAAAAATTGATATTTTGTTTTCTTTAAAAACTCAGTTAAAAACAGCGAACTTAAGTTGACAACAGTAGATCCTTTTTTGTGATAGTCTGCTGTTGAGGTTGAAAAAACTAATTGCTCTGGATCATTTTCAGAAACATAATTAGAAATACCACTAAATCCCCTAACACATCCAGTAAAAGAATTTGAAGTTTTGCCAGTGTAAGTAATAATTTCATCATTGATTTTAATCAAACCATAAGAATCTGGAAATCCAGACATTATGCTCTGATTATCAGCAACATCGATAAAAATTTCGTCATCTGGATAATTAGCATCTTCCAGAAGAATGGCAGAAGAAACCTGATTGGTTATCGAGTCTAATTTAATGTAAGAATCAATATTCTGTATTAAGTCTACGGGAGCTCCCTGAAATTCCTGAGAACGATAATACTGTGATAAAAACTCTTCTACAAGAGGAAATTCTTCCCTAACATATTGGGGAAGTTGATTCTTTACAATGTTGCTGAATAAAACTCTTTTTTCTGACATATTTTTATGATCTTACTAAATTCCCGTCGCTGTAACTTGGTGATACAATATAATTAGATGCTGAAGGATCGAGTCCTGAGGCAATCTCATCAACAACAGTATCAAAAATACTATTATTAATATCTAGTTTCAAATATAAATCCTGTACTCCAATAACATCATTTGATTGTGGAGACACTGATATCTCAATTATTTGTTGTCCATCTTTTTTCTTGGAAGTTGAAATAATACTAATTGGATTAATTGTCAAAGTTCCACTGTCATAGTAAATTGTTCCCACATTTCTTTTTATAATGGTTGGTGATGTAGATAAAACATTTGGAACAGTGAAAAGAAATAGTGATCCAGTGGTTCTATTTGAATTGGGAACATCTGAAAGATAAACATCTTCTTGAACGTTTTCAACTCTAAATGCACTTGTTTTAATGTTATATCCACTCATATTTCCAATATGAAACTGATTTCCAAACGAAATACTATACTCTGCAAGTGCAGATGGTTCAATACGAAGATCTCTCCTCATTTGAACTGTTGTAATATTCGATGTAATTGATTCGTGACTATCATCAACAACTTTTAGGAATTTACTATATTTAAATCTTGCTCCATATCTATTTAATTCGGAAGATTCTGAATACTTCTGGGCATTATTTTGAACTTGACTTGAAATGAACTGTGAGGAGGGTGCTAAGTTTGAGTTATAATATACTTTTGTATTTGTTTCTACATACAAATATTTTAAATCTAAAATTTCTGGTACGATTCCTGCAACTGCATACTTCTTTAACTTCATCTTAATATTTTGTTTTAAGATGTTAGACAGAAAATCACCAGACCTAGGTTTAATTGATATGAAAACTTTTCCGTATTGGGGTGGTTTTAACTCCTCACCACCAAACACAGAAATCGATTCTGTTTCTGGATAAATTTTTGCGGGTATAAGAGTCTCATAATCATTTGCGGTTAATGCTCTGTTCTGCGAAGCATAAATTCTCGGAGCAAACTTTTTAATAGAATCTAGAGACTCAATATTTTCTCCCCCTGAGGATGGCGATGAAGTTATCGGTAATGAGATTCCACTTGTTACCGTATAATCTACGCCATTACGGGTGTATGTAATTCTTCCAGCAAAAGCAAATTGACTTACGCCATTTCCAGCATCGCCATTGGAGGTAACATAAGAAACATCAATAAAGTTTCCGTCTGTTAATGGTTTTCCAAATACACCATCACCAAAAATTAATTCATATCTCTCACCAGATATTTCTTGAATGAAGAAAATTCTAGATGTTGAATCAATAGAGAATAAACTATCCTGTAAAATATATTTTGATGATATTGTAGATGATTCACTTGGTCTTACAGTTACTCGGATTAAATTAGTATCAATGCCCGAGTTTGGAAGAATGAATTTTTGATTTTTGTTATTGCTATTATATGTAAAACTACTGTTAAGTAAAAATCCCTCATAAATTTCAATGTCTTGAAATGTAGCAACATTGTTTATGACTGGAACTGTAATATCTTCTGGGATGGAGAAGACGAAGGATTGCGTACCAAAGGCGCTTGTGGTCGTCGCTACGGTGCCTTTGTGAAGAGTTAGGGTTACTGGTGCGGGATTGGTTAAATTAGTTGTATCTACAAAAAAAGTAATTAACGCCTTTGCAGACTTTCTTGATCTTGGTACGTACCCAATGTTTCTTGCTAATGAAACTACGTTTTCTCTGAGAGTTGCACTATCAATGAAAACCTCATTCGCAACCATGTTTGCGTTGTATGAGGTGATATAAGTGTTATATGCTAAGACATCAAGAATCGTTGAAAGATTAGATCCTTCAAAATCATAATCAGTAAATTGAGAGTTAGATCTCAAATAATCAACAAGAGTAACTTTGATTTGGTTAAAATCTAGATTGGAAAAATTTATTAATGCCATTTACCTTGTAGGTTGTAACACGAATTGTAACTGTTGCGCTGGAACATCGGCACCAACAACTCTATAATTAATAATTACGTCAAAAGATCCATTATCATAATCAGGATAAACTCCAACATCAAGAAGACTCACTCTTGGTTCATAATTAGAAATTGATGAGATAATTTCATCTTTAATAATAGATGAAGAAATCTCATCAACGTTTTCAAATAACGAACGACTGACTCTAGATCCAAAATCCTGATTGAAAAACTTTTCTCCAGGATAGGTAAAAACAATATTACGAATCGAGCGATTTATAGCACCTTCATTTTTCAATGCAATAAGATCAGCATTCAGAGGGTTAGTCTGAAAAGACATGCTAATATCTTTAAATCCTTGACTAACTCTCTCTAGAGGCATGAAATATGATAATTCTATCTTATTTATTACCCTTTTATCGATCCATAAGTGGGTTCAGTGCCATAATTCCAGTCGTCATAGTCCTCATCATTGCGAATTTTTTGATGAATTTCGTTTTGATGGAAAAAATCGTGTTTTTTGGGCGTTATGTCATCATTTGCAATCTCACGAAGCATCTTTTGCTTCTCAATTTTATCTTCCCAACCGTATTCTGACGCTAAAAATTGAGTTCCCCACTGATTTTTCATGAAATTTTCATCTTTATCGACTTGTTTGGTCATTTTTGCTCCTGATTTGTTAAATCAGAACTTTTTACGGGGTTTCTATCCCGAAATTTGAGATATTTTGTCGATTAAAAGTGTAATTTTTCTGAATTCTGATGTCTCTGTTGTTAAATACCCAACATTCTCCTGTACTATCTAGGAACACAACCCATTCTAAATCGTGTTCTTGTGAACGATCAATCATAAAAAATGCCCAACCCTTACCTTTGGGGGTAAGAACTGGGATTTGAGGGTTAAGTTGTAGCATTTTTGATACTTAATGCATCTTCTTCAAAGGGAAAAGTCAACTCTTCACCTCTTTCTATGTCTCTTAGAGCAAATATTTCATCACTCGTGCCGCCGACATTAGCATTTTCACTCCAATTGATAAAACGATCATGATCAAATGGGAATCTATGCAGGTTAGTAACGGGATCTAACCACCCATAGTGAAGAATATACTCTTGTGCCTTCTGTGGTAATTCAGAAAATTGTTCTGGTGTCCATTCCCGATCAAGTCCAGGAGTAAACTCCCAGACTTTAGTTCCTTTAGGAATGAATTCAGATGCAAATATTCCGAATCCATGAATAGAACTTTTTTCGAGATAGGACTTAACCAATAACATCAACCCTTACCTTGTCCGCGATATCTTTTCTTACGTCCATTACGAGACGTTGCGCTGAGTAATGTACGAGCTGAGCGTCCTTGTCGTGTTTTCTTAGGTGCTCCAGGTTCAAAAATAACCTTACTGCTTCCACCTTTAGCCATTTAAATTTCCTCCAATTCTATAAATTCTGGTTCGATAAGTTCTCCCGAGAAAAACGATTCTGAGAGATCTTGGAGAACCTCAGTACAGTCTTCAGCACTGAGGTTCATATAAATTTTTCGTCCTTTATATAAGATATTAAAAGACTTTTTCATCAGATAATTCGAGTTTTTTCATGCCCAACTCGAATCCGAGGATCGCACCAAATCTCAAAGCCTTTCTCTTTAGCATCCAAACAGAAACTTACATCCTCTCCACACATATCCTGAACTGCTCCAGATTCGAAGACTTGCATCTTAGGAGCAAACCAAGGATACTCAAGAGACTCAAAGACTCCTTTCTTAATCAGAACCCAACCAAATCCAGTGTAGTCAACTGTAAAGAGTTTTTTACGTTTTTGAATTGACTCAGTGGTCTCGTGATTCATCACACCACCGTTATTGCGGAAATCATCTTCATCTAGCCAGTGTGCGACAGATAACGTGACACCATCTTCGGTACAGTACCATCCTGAGACAATTTCTCTCTCAGGTCCTTCAGCAGGAAGAGCCCCATCACACAACTGCCAGAATTTGTTTGTATCAAATACAATATCATTATCAATCCAGAGTTGATAATCATACTCCAGTTTACCATCCCAGGGAATCTGATTTGGACCACGCAATACATTCGCACCAAGACACTTACAACGTGCAAAGTTTACCATTGAAGAGTAATCTTGAGAGATTTGAATACTCACACCACTTTGTACCAAATCAAAACACATCTGTACAAAGTTCTTTAGGAATGTATATGAACATCCTCTTCCAGGCAAACAGAATACAACAGACTTGCCTTTCATTCGTTCTTTAATTGCAGGATAGTCCCATTCCTCTTTCAATTTAGGAGCTGTCGCTGCTTTTACAGTAAATCCTTTTGCCATAAGTTTAAATAACCTTCATGTCAAATTTTAACAGTTTATATAGGTGTTGTCAATATGAAGAAATCGTATTTACCTCTTTGTTAACAAGTAATTCTTCGTATGACAAGTCTTCAATTTTATAGTCAGTTTTCATAATGCCAACCATGTTGTTTAGAGTATTCCACGTCGTTTGGAATTCCTCTTCTTTAACTGAATGAAATAAACATCTATCTTTTGCATAGATGTGATAGATTTTTTCCATGGGGGGCAAAAAATTTTTGGGGAATTTTTTTTTTATAAAAAGTGATTCTATCACTGCATTATATATCAGAGAAACATAATAAAAAAGGGTTATGAAAACCCTCAACTACTTCAGAATTTTTTTTATAAGAATGATATTGAGCTCGCGTTTTGTCACCTCTGTAGGTTAGGGTAGTTAGGCATTTTTATAACGGGGGCGGGACACGCCGCCGCGAAGGCATCACAAATCAACGGCATAACACTGCCAATTCACGACACTATCATCATAACATAAGTGCCCCTCAGTGTCAACCAAGGGGCACACAGTAGACTACATTCAGAACTCGATACTTTCCTCCTGAGTGTTACTCTCAGCATCAGCAGCGAGACTATCAAGAATCTGCAGAATCTCCGCGCCAGTGTTACCTTGAGCGAGCAGAGAGATGAGAACTTGCTTGGACATAATGAAGAAGAAAAATGTTAGAAACTGTGTGTTGAATGAGTGTCTTTATAGGGGCGCATCTCATTCCCCTAATTGATGCTTACTGTGCGACCAGGAGAGGGTTGCTGTAGTGATAGAATTGCAGCACCTCAGCATAACGTACTGTTTGCTTTGGTTGCTGATACTGAGCGGGACGATTGATGGCGTCTCGACATTGCTTCTCAATCTCAGCAATGCTATAACGGGACATCGGAATGTAACGCATGAGAGTGATAACGAAGGTGTTGAGAGAGAGTGTTACTTAAGACTAGAAATCGAACACGTCTGAGTTAAGTTGAATCACGTTAACTTTTGGATCAGCGAACTTCACACCGTCCTTAGTTTCACGCACTCCATAATCCTCATAGAGACGATTTACAAGGGTTTCATAATCACCACACTCATCAGCAAGGTGATACAAACCCTCATCATTGTTAATCCACAGAGCAACATTCCAGGTCTCGTAATTCTCCCAACCGTTATAGGAAATGTCGAGAGCATTGCGTTGGAAAGTGGCGGTCATCGTGTCGTGGTTGTGCTTACACTACTAAGACACTTTCGACGATCCTTATGTGTTACTCAGCACACTGTCAGTATACCTAACTCACCAACGGTCAGGTGTATTTAAGTCCTCAACGTATGCTTCACACTTTTCTGCAGGTTCCAGTTTGAATAACTTTTCCCAGTCAATCTGATGTGGGTCGAAGTCACCGAAAACTGACAAATCCAGAGTGATTCTATAACGCTGCTTCTGCGCTTGTTGATAAGCAACTGACATAAGTACGCTCCGATTAGTGTAACTGTAGACAGTATAAAATGCCCTTGGATTTGTGTCAAGGTCTTGGGAGTATTTATGAGCAGGACTTATAGTTTCTGAGTGAAGTGTGGGGATTTTCTGATACTTGGGGGCGTGGAGTTTTATGTCGGGGTGCTTGACATTTTTGCGAGGTCGTGATACAATGCACGCTTAGATCACAAGGTCCTGACACATTTATAAGCACATAAGTATCGACACTCAGAGACATTTATAAGCACATAAATGCAACCCCTCAGAGACACTTATCAGACACAATCATCAGGTCTTATTCTCAATTAAACACCTAATTGATTCTCAATAAACTATACTTATTGAGAACGATTTAACAAACACAAATACATTTTTTAATACATTTTTAATTAAAAAACAATAAAAAAAGAGGGTTTTTGCCCTCTTTTCGCTATTATTCAGTTGTGATACATTCAGCAGGAGATCCACAAGAGCGATAGAAGTCTACCATACGATTTGCTTCTTCAAGTGTAGCAAATGTTTGAGTTCTCCACTGTTGCTGATAGGGAG